GGAGCTCCGTGCCACCAGCCGCACCGACACGGCTGGTGGAGAGTTCGTCCCGCCGCTGTGGCTGATGAACCAGTACATCTCCGTCGCTCGTGCCGGACGAGTCACCGCTGACCTCGCCAGCAAGTACGAGCTGCCCGCTGGCACCGACTCGATCAACCTCCCGAAGATCAGCACGGGAACCACGGTCACCGGCACGACCGACAACTCGGCCGTCTCGAACACCGACATGGTCACGTCGACCGTCACCGCTCCGGTGAACACCTACGCCGGCCAGATGGTCTCGTCGCTCAGCCTGCTCGAGCAGAGCCCCGTCCAGTTTGACCAAGTGGTCTTCGCAGATTTGATTGCCGGTCACGGACAGCAGATCGGCGCAGCCGTCATCGGTGGCGCTGGTACGTCCGGCGTGCACGAGGGCATCCTGACCAACACCGCGGTCAACTCGGTGACCTACACCGCCACCACGCCCACGGCGGCCGGTGTCTACACCGCCATCACGCAGGCCATCAGCCAGGTCGCCAAGACGCGCTTCCTGCCTGCAAACGCCATCGTGATGAACCCGCAGCGTTGGTACTGGCTCGCCGGTTCCACGGACTCCAGCGGCCGGCCCTTCGTGGTGCCGAACGGTGGCGCTCCCTTCAACGCCGCTGGTGAGCAGAACGAGGCCATCGCCCAGGGCGGCGTCGGCACCCTCGCCGGCCTGCCGGTGTACCTCGACCCGAACATCGGGACGACCTACAGCACGTCACAGGACCGGGTCATCGTGGCTCGCTTCTCGGACCTGGCGCTCTTCGAGGGCCCGATCCGCAGCCGCGTGCTGTTCGAGACGGACGCCAACACCATGGGTGTTCGCTTCCAGGTCTACAGCTACAGCGCCTTCACCTCGCGCCGGTACAGCGGGGCCATCTCGGTCTGCTCCGGCACCGGGTTCGCAGCGCCGTCGGGCTACTAGTCCGAACAGCTGTCAAGTCGGCGGGCCTGAGTGCGACGGGGACGCGCTCAGGCCCGCCATCCCCACCATCCCTGATCCTTATCCCCAAGGAGAATCCACATGAAGTCCAACGGCAAGGTCACCGTCGTCTGGCTCGACAACGGCGAAGTCACCTCAGATTTCGCCGTGTCGATCGCCGACATCTTTCGGGCGCAGAGTCACGTCATCAACGGGCGGGTCATCGTCCGCTCAGGTGGGGCAATCACCCGGGGCCGCAACTCGTCGATCGCCACGTTCCTCGCTTCGTCAGATGACGAGTGGGCGCTGTTGGTCGATTCAGATATGTCCTTCCCGATCGAGTCGTTCACAACCGTGCTCGAGGCCGCACACCCCACCAAGCGACCCGTCGTCGGTGGTTTGTGCTTCGCTCACACTGGTCAGTACGCAGGGCCGTTCCAAACGCTCCTGCCGACGATCTACCACCAGACCTCGAACGGCAAGTACCGCCCATTCTGGGACTACCCCGACAACCAGCTCGTCGAGTGCGACGCCACCGGCGCTGCGTTCCTCCTGGTGCATCGTTCGGCCCTGCTCAAAGTCCAAGCGCACATGGGGCTCGGTGACTGGTCGTGGTTCCACGAAGGCCCAAGTGCTGACAACTCGACTTGGATGGGTGAAGACGTCACCTTCTGCGAGCACTTGAAAGCCGCAGGCATTCCGATCTACGTCCACACCGGCTCCAAGGTCGGCCACGTCAAGGGCACGCACTACGTGCTCGATGAGCCAATGTTCAAGATGCTTCACGCAGCCGTCACCGTTGTCGATGCTGACTCCTGACGGGGCTCGCTATTGGACGATGACAGAGAAGCGAGTCGCCCGCCCGTTCCACTTGCGCTGGCTGCAACCGTTCCTCTGCCGTCAAGACGAGCGACGCTGGAAGGCCCTCACATGGGGCTCAGTGGCCGCTGTGGGCGTCCTGACTGCGATCTACACGCACAGCCCATGGATGGCGTGCGTGGCGTTCCTGCCAGGCATCGCGTTCTCGGTCCGTCACCCGGTCCTCGTTGATGCGTTCGGCATGACGCTCGCCCTCGGGGCTGCGCTTATGTTGTCGGTCTGCTGGCCAATCGCCATCATGCTTGCGCTTCTGGCGGGCTGCACTCGTGAGACCGCCCCAATCTGGGCTGCGGTCTACGCATGGAACCCGCTGCTGCTGGTTGGCCTGGTGCCCGTCGGCGTCCGGTGGCTGATGCGATCCGGGCCTGATGTGCTCGATCCGAAGAACGCTTGGATCTTGGAGCATCCGATCAAGGCGTCGATCGAGTTTCACGCCGGCCGATGGACTGATCCGCTGCTGATGGTGTTGCCGTGGGGCGGCCTGCTTGCAGGGATCACCGCCTTCACCGTTCAGACCCTCGTGGCCGTCGGCCTCGGGTACTCGCAGCTGCTCGTCGCCACCGACGCCGTGCGCCTCTACCAGTGGGCCGCACCTGTTCTCGCTCTTGCCGCCGTCGCTGCCGTGCCCGCCTGGGCGCTGCCGATTGTGGCACTGACCGTCATCTTCAACCCCTGGAAGGGTCCAGGGATCTAGGAGCACCGATGATCGACAACGGCTATTGCACGCTCGCCGATCTCAAGTCGGTGATGCGAATCGTCGACAACGTCGATGACGCCATGCTCGAATCCCGCATCGAAGAGGCCAGCCGTGTCATCGATGACTACTGCGACCGCCGGTTTTACGTCGATGCAACTGCTTCTGATCGCGTCTTTGTGGCTCCGTCGTCTGACTACGTCCTGACCGACGACATCGCTTCGACCACGGGTCTTGTCATCAAGATCGATTCAGGCAACAACGGCACCTACTCGACCACGCTGACTGCGGCTGACTACCAGCTCGAACCGCTCAACGCAGTGTCAAAGGGCATGAGCATCACCCGTATCGTCGCCACCTCGCCTGGCAGGTTCCCAACCACCAAGGCCCCGGCGCCCGTCAAGATCACCGCCATCTGGGGCTGGCCTGCGATTCCCTACCCGGTCCGCTCTGCGTGCATCCTCCAGGCCGGTCGGCTGACCAAGCGTGGCGACTCGCTTCTCGGTGTGGCTGGCTTTGGTGACCTCGGCGCCATCTCTGTACGAAACATCGACCCAGACGTACAAAAGATGCTTGCGCCATACAAGACGGCCACGCTCGCATGAGCGGCTCGGCCACGCAGATCCACGACGCACTGTCGATGGCGCTCACCGCAGTTCCCGGCCTTCGAGTTGCTGACCACTTGCCCGAGCAAGTCAACCCGCCCATGGCGGTCGTGCAACTGCAAAGCATCTTCAATCACCGCACGATGCAAGGCGGAACGTCTGAGTGGTCGTTCCTCGTCGCCCTCGTGGCCGGTCGCATGGGTGACCGTTCGGCGCAACGCCAGATCGACGGATGGGTGTCCTATGACGGCAGCCAGTCGATCCGAGCCGCCCTCGAGGTCGATCAGACGCTTAACGGTGTCTGTCAAAGCCTGCTCGTCGAGAGCATGGTCAACGTCCGCCCGCTGAGCCTTGGTGACGCCGCCTATCTCTCGTGCGAGTTCAACGTCACCGTCTACGCCTAGGAGGCACCGTGACCTACACCATCACCGGCCCGTTCCCGGTGCTCGATCAAGAGCCGGGCACCACGGTCACCGACGAGCAGCTCGTCGACTGCAACGTCGACTGGCTCATCGAGTCGGGCCACATCATCGCAACAACCGAGGCCGCACCGGCCGACACAACCAAGGAGGGCTGAGCCACATGGCACAGGTCATCACCAATGCAACAGTCACCATTGGAAGCGTCGACCTTTCGTCGAGCATCCGCAAGGTGACACTCAACACGTCGCGTGCAGAACTCGACACGACCACGTTCGGCAACACCGCCAAGCGTCGCGTCGCCGGTCTCGCCGACAACAAGGTCAGCATCGACTTCAACCAGGACTTCTCGGCTTCCTCGGTCGAGGCGTCGATCTACTCGCTGCTCGGGACCACCACCACCGTCGTGATCAAGCCCAGCGGCACCACCGTCTCGGCAACGAACCCGTCCTACACGTTCACCGCTTTGGTGACCGACTGGACGCCGCTCGACGTGCAGGTCGGCGATTTGGCATCAGCCACCATCTCGTGGCCGATCGACGGCGCCATCACGAAGGCGACGAGCTAGTCATGGCCGCCCTCATGCGTCTCCGCATCGAACCCATCCAGGGCGATGCGTATGAGGTCAACGTCACGCCCAAGGTCATCGTCGAGCTGGAGCGTCACTTCTCCAAGCCGATGACCGATCTCTTCGGAGAGGGCGCATCCTTCGAAGCCATCTATTGGGCGGCTTGGAAAGGCACTCAGACTGTTGGGCGCCCGACCAAGCCGTTCGATGAATGGCTTGATGACATCGAGGCGGTCGAGCCGGTCGAGGACGTCAAGCGTGTCCCTTTAGAGACAGCCTGACCTACCAAGTCGCTCAAGTCGCCGTCGCCACTGGCATCTCACCACTTGACCTTCTTGAACTTGAGCCGAACATGTATCTCGCAATCGTGGCTGTGCTCAAAGAGCAGGCACGCGAGGCCGAGCGGGGAAGGTAGCCATGGCGGGCGAAGAGACCAAGGTCGTCCTTGAGGACTACAACCGGTTCAAGAAGATCCTCAAGGAGGCTGATCCCGACCTTCGCAAAGCGATGGATAAGGAGATCAGATCGTTCTTGACCCCGGTGTCGAGCCTTGCCAAGACCAAGGTCCCGTCGACCGTGCTCAGCGGGTGGACACCGGCCGCCGAAGGCAGTGGCAAATGGGCAGCGAAAGCGTGGGACCAATCAACGGTTCAACGAGGGATTGCCGTGCGTC